TTTATTTTGTTTTTTTAATAATTTTATTTCTCTTTTTTTATTTTTAACCATAGTTTTATCTCACCTCAGTCATAGAATACTCTAAAATCTCTAAAGTCTTTCCTGCTTTCTCATAATTTTCTCTCATACTTTTACAGAATTCTATTTGTTTTTCTTCAATTTCTCTATCTGACATATGTTTTTCTCTAAAAATATGATTATTTATAATTCTAATTTTATTTTCATCTTTTACTTGAAGTTTTAACAAATATTCAATCATTTTAATCTACCTCTACAAATTTATAACTGTTATTTTCTTCGTTGCCTTTAAATAATTCATCAAAAAATTCTATCCCATTTGCATAAATAGATTTTATAAATCTTTTATTATTATGTATTTTTTCTTCTTTTACAAGTTGCCCATTTTTAAAGTAAACATACACTTTTAAATTAAAGTTTCTTGCAATCTTTTTTCCTTGTAAAATTAATTCTCTAGCTTCTTTATAATTCAACTCTTTCATTAATTCCATTCCTTTCCAATACGAGTCATATTCTTTTGCCACTTCTTCCAATAACTTTCAAGAATATCCTCTTTTGTATATCCAAGTTTTTGGCATATTTCTATTAATAAATCAGAAACTGTTAACAAATGATTTTTTGTAACTGATTGAATCAAATATAGAACTGGAATATGTCCTTCAACTATATATTTTTTGTTCCATTCGTTAAAATCTAAATCAATTAGGTAAGCAATTTTTGTAAACTCATCTAAATTGGTATCACAATAGTTAATCATTTGAGCAAAGAAGAAAAATATATCTGTAAGTTCTTCTAACTCTTTAGCTTTATCATATTCTTTAGTTTTCCAAGTCTTGTGGCTAAACTTAGTTTCTTCGTTGAATTCTACACATTCAGCTATAAAACTCATTGTTATATCTTCTAAGTTTCTAGTTCTACAATTATGTAAATTGTTATCTAAATATTGTTGTAGCATTAAGATTTCTCCAAATGTCTCAGGCTTTTTAAATTCCATTATTCCTCCTAGTTAGATTTTTTATATATCTTTCATCTTTATCAATTTCCCATTCTTCGTTTGTTAAGGAATTATCAACTATTTCTATTTCTAAAGTATTATCTTTTAAATAGTATAATAAATTAAAGTTACCTTTATTAGGAACATAAACAAATGGAGAAAAATTTTCTTCATCCATATTAGCAACTCCATATTCTATTTTTTTTAATTCTCCTGTTCCCCATTCTTTCCATTGGCACTTTAAAATATCTCCTTCATAAACTTCTTTATTATTTTTATCAACACAGAATAAGAATTGTAGTAGATGATAATCTTCTCTTTGCTTAATCTCAATAGCATCATTTTGAAAATCTATTAATCCTGAATACAGTTCTAAAACTTTATTTTTATTAAAAGTTTCTGAATTTACTATAAATCTTTTATTTTTGTTATCCCATATTCTGAATTTAATTTTAGACTTATTCTCGCTTATCCACACCTCTTTCATTATTCCAACTCCTTTAATTTTTGTTTATTATCAAGTCCTGGTGTCATACTCTTAAAGCCAATCTTATTTATATTTTTAGTTCCATTTTGCATATCATAGAACCCAATATAATAATTGCTCACTTGATATTTATTTCTAGCATATGCCTTGTAGATTTTTCCAAACTCAAAAGTTAAAAACTTCTCTAGTTCATCGCTACTCATTGCACATAATTTTTGCCAACCATCAAGAGCATCAATAACTGCATGAATTGACTTATCTTCAAATTCTACACTTCCATAGCTTCCATATCTGACAATAGCATTTTTTAGCATTCTTTTTGCTATGACAATTCTGTCATCTAATTCATTCTCTGTCGTTCCAGAAGCATATTGAAGTATTTCTGCTATCTGTGGAAAATTCTTATATACTCTGTTTTTTACCATTGATATAAAAGCTCCATTGAGTTGCTCAACTGTTAAATGTGATAGAGCTAAATAGTATATATTTGACTTTTCTTTTGTCATTTCTCCAGTTGGAAAATAGTCTAAAAATGGTTTAAATGCTATATTAAATTCTTGGTTAGTCATTATAATCCGTACCTCGCTTTCATTTGTTCCATGTAATCATCGTCAACTTTTAAATGGCTTGTGTCCTTACTTTCAGCAATTTTATTTTCATTGTTATTATTAAAAACTTTAGATTTTTTGTGTTTCTCTATCCATTCAGGCTCTAGCCCAGTCCATTCTTTTTCCATAGCAATATTTATAGCTTCATCTAAAGCAAACCAATTAGGAAAATCTTTAATTATTTTTTTGATAGGCAGTACAGTCTTTATTGGCTTTTTAATATCCTTACGATATTCAATATACTTGAATAGAAGCTCTTTATATTCATTATCCTCAGTAAGATTATTTATAAATTCCTGAATCTCATTTGGCTTTTTTTCTTTTTTATTTTTTTCTTTATTAGTTTTTTTATTATGTCTTTTTAAATTAGTTTCCTTAGAGTTCACCACGTGAACTGGTAGTAGTTCATCTGGTGAACCGGTGTTGTTCATCTCGTGAACTGGTTCATTTAATGGACTGGTATTGCTATTGAACTGGTTATCTTCTTTTTTTTCAGCATTTTTTAAATAATAAGTATTACTTTTTCCTGAGCATCTAATAACAAAAATCAATTCTTTTTCTTCTAGGTTTTTTAAATATTTAACAATTGTAGCCTTGCTATTGATTCCAGTAGCTTTCATTAAAGTTTCTATAGCTGGAAAGCATTTTCCATTATTGTCACAATATCTAGCTAATGTCATATATAACAATTTCTCATAAGGATTCAAATCATCTCTATCAATTAAAGAATTTTCAACCCAAAACCAACCTTTGTTTCTTATGTCTCTCATTTATTCCTCCTATGTTATTGGAGAGCTTGCTCACTCTCTTTTATTACCTCAATTGGTAAAAGCTACTTATTAGCGAGCAAGCTATTAAGCAGCTCCTACCAATTCAACTAATAAATTTAGTTGGACTTTATAGGAAAAATATTAATATTTCTTTTATCATCAACATTTCATAAGTAGGAAATTTAGTAGGAAACATTGAAGTAAAATAATGCATTAATTATTTTAGAATATGTCAAATTTTTATTTATTTTATATTGATATATATAGAAAAATTATTAAAATTTTTTTAGAATTTTATTTTACATTCTTATTAACTTCTCCAGAAAAAATCTTAATAATTTCTTTGATATATATAAAAAAAATTAATATTTATCCAGAAAAGCCTTAAAAAAATTTTGAAATTTTTACATCTAACACCTTCCCCAGCTACCTAGAATTATCCACAGATTAGGTCTTGCCTTTTCTGTGTTAGGGAAAGGTGCCAGATGATTAGTTTTTCCAGTCATAAAACTAATAAAATTTATAGTTACATATTGACGAGACTGTAACGGTACGGCTAGCTTTAAAATTCAGATACATCGTTGTATCCTATAAATTCCAAGTCTAACACTCCAACCACTAGCTTGTTTACACTTGCAAATGCTTAAATCTGTAAGGGGATAAAACATAAGATACTCAACTGTAAAGCTTACCCCATTCTGGGACTTAGTTTTATCCAGTAGCTACACCTTACACAGATAGCTATAAGAGAGGAACTCACTTCTTTTGAGGGGAGCAGTGAGCAAGGATCTTATAGCTATTTGTCTAAGGACTAGCCTTAGAGTTTTATACTTTTTGTATAAGTTTTATTCAAAAAAAAAGTCCTCTCTATCTACTAAGTAAAAAGAAATTTTTTTTATGATATCTGGTTTTAAAGTTAATTTTCCTTGTTTCAAATTGTTGTAATGATAATAAATATTAGCTCTTGTAACTCCTAAAAATTTTGCTAAGTCAGAAAAGCTAATTTTTTCTAATTTATCTTTTAATTTTTTTTTATTCACTTTCATAAAAACCTCCTTAATATAATTATACATAATGTATAAGTAAAAATCAAGTATATTTTTATAAATAAAAAAACCACTTTAAACAGTGGCTTTAGTGGTATAAATTATTTATCATCTTAGTATGATTGCATATTGTTAAAATTTAGTTGAAGTCCATTATTATTTTTAATTTTTATATTTATATCATGTAATAAAATCATTGTTATTGTATTTAAAAATGGTTCTCCTAAAACTTTAACTATTGTGCCTTCTTCACCTATTTGTTGAGCATCCTCATGAGTATAAGTAATTTTTTTAAAATAATTATCTAACATATTCTCTATTTTAATATGATAATTTCTTTTAGCTTCCAATATTTGAAATTCATCACCTGTTCCATATGCTTGAATAAACTCATTTGCAATATTATTCTTTTCTCTTTTTATTGCATCTGTGACATATTGTAATGTCATGTTAGTTAGTCTTATATCATTCCTTCTAAGTGTTTCAGCAATAATTTTTACAGCAAGTTTTAAATTTATGTACAAAAAGTCAAGATCATCTAGTGCTTTCAAATAATTCCTTTTTGTTTTTTCTCCAGCATTAGAAAAAATGTCATCAAATGTTATAATTACTAGATTAGATGCAATATCTAATATATCCTCATTTATTTCATTTAATTCATACAATTCTAAAATTTTATCTATTTGACTATTAATATGATTTCTGGAACTGTGAACACCTTTTATCATTCTTGCTTGTGTTATTCCTGAAATAATATATTTATAATTTTTATAATTTGGTAATGTTTCAAAGGCAATATTAGTTAAAATTCCAGTTTTTATTATATCTGAAGGTGTTTTCTCATACACTGAAGATAAACTTTGTATTTTCCCTTCAATATTTTCCAAGTTCATTTGGTTTAAAATTAATTCTAATTCCATATAAATTACTCCTTTTCTTCCATATTTATTATTTCAGTTTCTTCTATTTCAGAAGAATCAAAATATATATTTTCTAGATAATCTACAATTTTTTTTAAATCAGTTGCTATACTTTTTAAACCTTTTTTCATTTTTTTTGTTTTTTCTTTATTATTTATATCAAGCAGAAGTTTAACATCTGCCCATTGTTTTGAAATATTTTCATTAAAATCCCAAATTTTTGTTATTAAAAGACTATTGCTTTCTAAATCACTGCCAAAAGCTCCAACTTTTCTTTTTGATATATAATCTAAATTTTCTTTTTTACTGATACTATACATATTAACTTTTTGTCTAAGCATCTCATTTTCTTCAATTAAATCTTCCATTTTATTTAAAATATTTTCATAAGCTTTATTATTTTTTATTTCTAATTTTGAATTATTTTTTTTATCTAAGATATTTTTAATAAACTTCTTATCATTTAAATTTAATTTTTTTAATGAGTATAATTTTTCTAATGTTTTTTTATTAAAATTACTAGTAGTATTTTCTAATATTTTTTTAATAGTTTTTACCGATAATGTACTTTCTTTTGAAAACTTATAAACTCTCATATTTTCTTGTTTTAAATATCTTTCAACTATTTCTTTAATAGTGGTATTTTTATCTAAATTTTCTTTCATTTTTACTACTACTCCTTTTTTACTTTTTTTATATAAAAAAGTATAGCACTTTTATTAATGTTTTTAAATATCCCTCCTTAATCTTTTTATTTCTTGCAACATCAAAAAATTTGTTTCTGTTTCTTTAAATTCATACTCTTCAAATACTTCATCATCTGATATTAATAGATAACTTGCAAATAAATTTGCTTCATCCTCAAGTCTGCTTTTTCTTAATATCCTTGTATTATCTATTAAAAATTGATATTCACTTGATGAATGTAAAATAGCATGTCCTAACTCGTGGCAACAAACTATTCTTTGGTCAAACTCGCTTAAATTTGAATTTATGAATATGTATCTCCTTTTTAAAATTTTTTTAAATAACCCCCTAACTTCCCCTAAATCTCTAAATATTATAATTATTCCCAATGAATTAGCTAATTTAAAAGGGTTTCTTGTTCTATATTTTGTAATCAAATTAAAAACTCTTAGCTTTATATTCATTTAATCACCTAGCTATTTCTTTTTTTTATTTTTTTGCTTTGCATCATAAAAAGCATCTTGAATAGCCAATAAAACCTTTTGCTTATCTTCTTCAGAAATATTTTCATCATTAAACATTAATGATGATTGTTCAACAATTTCTTTGAATTGCATTCTTCCTCTACTATCCAATTCTCTATACATAGGATTAGATAAATTCTCAAGTTCCATAATTTCTTCTGGCAACTTATCTTTTTTTAATATTTCTAAAACTTCAATTTTTTCTTTTTCTGTTAAAGGAAATTTTTTAAAAAATTCTCTTATAAATTTATATGATGGACTTCTTCTACCATTAATATAATGGCTTATTAATCCAAAACTATATCCCACTCTATCTGCAAAGGCTTCAAGTTTATATTCATGCTTCTCCATATAATTTTTTAAAAATATTGCAAATTCTGATTTATTTTCCATATGCAACTCCTCCTTTTTTATAATTATAAAATATTTTATACAAAATGTAAAAAATTTTCTTGACTTTTCTTTATACATTTTGTATAATTAGTTATAGATTGAATTTCAACTCTCTATTTTTTTTTAAGTTAATCTTATACAAAAAGTATAAAAGTTTTTTGAAAGTATAAAAACTAGGAAAATATGAAAAAGAAATAAAAGAACTTAAATCATTAAAATAGGTTTTAGAAAATTAGGAGGATCTGAGATGAAATTAGTAAAAGCATTTGAAAGATTAGATAAGGAAGTATTTAATATAAACTATAACTTCAATAAAGAACAATGGGAACTTGTAATATTCAATCAAGATTTTGACATCTTAGAAGAATATGAAAGCAAATACTTAAAAGATTTACTTGAAAGCTACTTAAAAGAAACAGTTGAATTTAATCGTTCTAATGAACCTTACATTATAGAAGATAGAAATAGAAAAGTTAAAATCAACTTTGGAAATACAGAAGATGAAGAAAATATATTTGAAATCATATTAGATCCTTGTTTCAGTAATTTAAATACTGAATTAAAAGATTTAAAAGACTTAGTAAAAAGATTAGAAAACATAAATCAAGGATTTAGTGATTTAGAAATGTCAGCATCTGAAAGATTATACCCAGCGAGAGCATATTTATAGGAGGAGAGAAAAATGGCATACATAGACAAAATAATAGGAGAGAAAATAATTGAAAAAATATATAAAACAGTGAAAGAGTCAATAAAAAACACTGATAAATTAATAGAAGAAAATGACATTGCTGGTTATAACACTTCTTATTTAAGAGGTATGAAAAAAGGTGAGATTAATTTAATGAAAACTTTTATTAGAGACATAAGAGAATTGGAGGGAGAATAAAATGAAAGATTTATATTTTTTAGATGGGACTGTAAGAACAATATTTGGATTAGTAGAACTTAAAGGAAGAGCACAAATGGACTTTTTAGGAATAGATTATGAATACTTCTGTGATAGAAAGTTAGCTAAAAGCTGGTATGAAAAAACTAAAACTGAACTTGAAGCTAGTGAACATCCAATGAAAGAAAAAGCATTAAAAATGTTAAACCAATCATATAAAATGATGATTGCATAAGGGAGGATAAAATGGAAAACTTGTTAGATGAATTAAAAAACATAGTAGAAAAAAATAATAACCTTGAAATTATATATGAAATAGATTTTTCAAGCAGGAATAAAGGATGGGGAATAGATATATGGTGTCCTTATATTGAGGATTATATTTTTAGTGATTGTAGTAATCATTTTAAAGACTTGCTAGAAAATGCAATAAAAGAATTGAAAACATTTATAAAAGACTTTAAATGGGAGGAATAAAAATGAATTGTAAAGTTGTTCAAAAATATTGGTACAGAACAGAATTAAAAGGACTTAATGAAAAAAGAATTTTAGACATAATAAAATTATTGGAACTTTGGGAGGGGAATGTAAATGATTGTTAAAGATAAATATGCAAAAGCAGAGTTGAAAGACATTGTTAAATATAAAATCAAATGGATTTTTAAAATTCTGAAAATAGCATCTATATTTAATATTATTAAATACAGAATTAAATGGATTTTTAAAATAGTTTATAAAATTTATATGAATTATGTTGAGCTATATGACTTTGAAAATCTGATATAGAAGGAGAAGAGGATAATATGAAAACGATAAATATAAAAGGTAAAAATTATGTTCCAGTTGTTGAAAGACTGAAAGAGTTTAGAAACTCAGAAAAATTTAAAAATTGGAGCCTAGAAACTGAATGGCTTTCAATAACTCAAGAAGTAGCAACTTGCAGAGTAATAATAAGAGATGAAAATGGAGTTTTAAAATCTACTGGAACAGCAATGGAATTAAGAGATGAAAAAAATTCTCTTGTAAATAAAACATCTCATGTTGAAAATGCTGAAACCTCAGCAGTAGGTAGAGCATTAGGAAACTTAGGAATAGGCTTAGATGGAGATGAAGTTGCTTCTTATGAAGAAGTATCGAGAGCCAAAAAACAACAATTAATCAGTTCTATTAATTCAATGGTAGATGAAAGAAATAGAACTGAATATGAAAAAGAATATAAATTATCTGAAATAGGAATGATGAGTATTGAAGATTTAGAAGTTCTTGAAAATCAATTAAAAATTAATCAAAAAGCTTTGTTATGTGAAGCTATAACAAATATAGCAACAAAGGAAGATATGCAAGGAATTCTAAAAAAATATAAAATTAAAACTTTAGGAAGTCTAGATTTAAAAGACCTTCAATCAACTCATGATATATTAGTTAAATTTAATCAAAAATGTACTAACAAAGAATTAATAGATTTAAAAGAATGTTGTGAAATTGTAGATATAAATATGGAAAATTATATAAAAGAACATTATAAAAAAGAAGTTAGTGAATTAACAAAAAGAGAATATTCACAAATGAAAAAGAAATTAAATAGCTAGGAGGATAATTATATGAATTTAGTTGTGTTGAAAGGTAGATTGGTAAGAGATGTAACTTTATTATTTGGAAAATCTGGAACACCTTATACAAGTCTTGTTATTGCAGTGAACAGATATAGTAAGGACAAAGATTTAACAGATTTTGTATTATGTACTGCTTTTAGTAAGACAGCAGAATTTATTGCTGAGTATTTTAGAAAGGGTCAGGAAATTCTTATTAGAGGTAATGTAAAAGTTGATTCTTATGAGAAAGATGGAAATAAAATAAGTAAACAATATATAGTAGTTGAAGCAGTTGAATTTGTAGGAAGTAAAAAAGAAAATACAGAAACTAAGGAAGAAGAAACTCAAACACAAGATAATGAGGAATTTCCTTGGTAAATAGATAGGAGTAAATAAAATGGATAAGCTAGGTTATTCAAGAGAAACACAAAAATTAATATATGCAATTATGAATGATATTTCTAATTCATTCACAGGTCAAGATGCTGGAAAAAAAGCTTATAGTTTAGACTTGGAAGAAACTAAGAAGCAATTAAAACAAAGATTTTTAGAAGTCTATGATATGCAACCTTTAAAATCTCCAATTGCATTTTTTTCTAAATATTTGGAAAAGAATAAAGATAAAACTGTTGGAGAGATAGAAAAAGAGTTAAAAGAAACTTTTATAAAATCTTTACAAAGTACTTTAATTGAAAATAAAACTTTCAGCTTAGCACTAAATACTTTAACTCAAAATCAAGCAAATGACTTGGTAAAGTGGTTGCTAGAAACTTGTATATATTATGATGTTCCATTGAAAATGGATGTTGAAAACCTAGCGGACCAGTATACTAAGGCTTATCATTATGTATGTTTAAAAAATAAAATCTGCTGTATCTGTGGAAAAGAACATGGAGTTTTACATCATTATGATAATGTAGCTCGTGTTGGTGGATATAAATTTGATGATGGTAGAGTTTTAAGAGTAATGTGTTTATGTGATGAGCATCACAATGAAGTTCATGCAATCGGTACAAAAGACTTTACAAATAAATATCATGTTGTTGGGATCCATTTAGATGATAGGCAAATAAGAGAATTAAAAAAGATTCACAAAGGACACTTTCAAGCTTTTAAGGAGGAGTAATGCTTAATATAAAAATTAAAAAAGATGGAGTTTTTTTTGAATTAAACGGAGAAATGGTAAAACTAGACGATAAAGTTGTTGATGATTTAGCTGAAAAAATCGTTAGTTATATTTGTTATAGAGATAAAAAAGAAATTATGATTTTTACAGATAAAGAAAAAACAGGTTTATAAACGAAGGAATAACGACTGTTTCAATTTTGGAAATAGTCGTAAAAATCTAAAGTTGGAGGTATAAAATGTGGAGATGTAAATTTTGTGGATGTACAAAATTTGAAATAGAAAAAAAAATCATTGATAAAAATTTTGACAGTAAAAAAAATACATTAAATATTAATGACATTAAGGGAATAGTAAGGTGTCGTAATTGCTATAATTGGGGTGAATATATAGAAGATATAGGAACTTGGGAGGATAAAAATGTGGAAGTGTAAAAAATGTGGAGAAAAAATTCAAGGTTATTATACAGGTTTTGTTGATATTGATAAAAATGGTTGTGCAATAGATGGAACACAGGAGTATGAAGAAGTTGTGAGATACTCTTGCGATTGTTGTAGAATTATAAAATTTGGTGATATAAAAGAGCTTAAAAGAGTAGCTGATTGGATAGATGATGAAGATGTGGAGATGTAAATTTTGTGGAGGAACTGAATTTATAGAAAGAGTTGTAGGAGGATATGAAAAATATGGTGGATATGCTAAAGATGGGTATCATCTAGGATTAGAAGAAAGTGATTATGAAACAAATGTAGAATGTGAAAAATGTGGTAATTATGGAGCTGATATTAAAAGTATAGCTGAATGGGAGGATGAATAATGGAAAATAAAATAGATAATGTAAACAAACCAAGCCACTATCAATTAGATTGTGGTGTTGAAAGTA